AATGAATAAGTGGGACGACGCTTATGACGAGAAGATGGATTCTCAGATCCGCATTATTAAAGAGTATGACCTATTTGAGCTATCTCTAGTAGACACACCAGCAAATCAGTTTGCAAACATCCTATCTGTTGAAAAGGTAGACGGTGTTGACACAGTTAAGGGTGTCGATACTCAGATTGAAAATGTATTTTGGGATTCAGAGTCTGGAATAGTTCTGATCTCAGAGAACGAAGTTGAGCAAAGCCCAGCTTCTGGTGCACCCATGCAAAACATAGGTTTCGTTGAAAAATCAGATAACGAAAAAACAGAAATGATAAAGTTCTTAGTTGATAGTGCTAAAGGCATTAAGACAACTGAGATTAACAAGGAGGTAAGTCCTATGACTGACACAACAAATGAAGTAGTTGAAGCAGTTGCTGATGAGGCAGTTGTTGAAGAAACTACAGTTGAAGAATCACAGGTCGCTCCAGAGGCAGAAGCAGGCGAAGAAGTTGCTGCAGATGCTGGTCTAGAAAAGGGTGAAGTCACCACTAGTGCTGTTACATCAGAAGAAGCTGCAGAGCCAGCTACAGACGATGCACCAGCAGAGCCAGCAGATGAAGCTACAGAGTCTGTTGCTAAGTCTGACAACCTATTTGACGCTGCAATTGCAGATGTCAAGGAAGTTGTTACAAAAGCCTTTAGCGATCTAACTGCAGTAGTTCAGGCACAAGCTGAACAAATTGCAGAACTAAGCAAGTCTATTGGTGCAGTAAAAAATGAGGTAACTGCAACCACTAACGTGTTTAACGAGTTTGGAAAGAGAGTTGACGCTGTAGAGGCAGATACCGCTTTCCGTAAGTCTGGCGATCTCGGCGAGATTGTACAGGAACAACCAGAACAGGTTGTTGAGAAATCCCTATGGGGCGGTCGTTTCCTCAAAGCTACCGATTTATTCAAATAAATTAAAATCACTTTAGGAGGTGAACAATATGTCGGAAGAAATTATTAAAAATCAGCCAGGAACATCTGGTAATCTAGGCGGTACAACGCCTGGTCTTTATCAGGGACAGGGTGCATTCGCATCTGGTTCTGAGGCTGGTGCAAACGTTCCAGGTAACTACCTAAACGGTGCAGCAGTTGGAAACATTCCAACAGCAGCATTTGGTGTTACTACTGGTGCTAACGCAGTCAATCCTTCGGGAGAAGCTGGATCTGGTATCCTACGCCCTGAACAGGCACGTCGTTTTATTGACTACGTATGGGATGCTACAGTTCTCGCCAAGGATGGTCGTCGTGTAACTATGAGAGCTAACACTATGGAGCTTGAGAAGGTTAACGTTGGCGAAAGAGTAATTCGTGCTGCTGCTCAGGCACTTGGTGACTACACCAACGCTGGAGCAACATTCACAAAGGTTGAACTAACCACCAAGAAGATTCGCTTGGACTGGGAAGTTTCAGCTGAAGCTATCGAAGACGGTATTGAAGGAGGTGCTCTTGAGGACCACCTAGTTCGTCTAATGACAAATGCATTCGCAAATGACATTGAAGATCTAGCCATTAATGGTACTGGTGATTCAGGCGATGGAGCATTCCTAGGCATTATGAACGGTTTTGTTAACAAGACCCAGAATGATGGCTATGCTCACGAAGCAGTCGTTACTGTTGCAGATGACGCTTGGACTACTGATGTAATGCAGAAGATTATTCTTGCAATGCCTCGTAAGTACCGTGCACTTAAGAACAACCTTAAGTTCTACGCTGGTACCGATGCATTCCAGGGTATCATTAAGCACAACGGTACTCTAGCTGACGCAATCGCTGAGGCATTTGCTGGTACCCCATCGGGTACTCCTGCAAACCGCCAGGCATACCTAGATGGCAATGGACAGACCTTCGGTGGAGCACGTACTACTCGTGTTCTAGGCATCGATGTTCAGGAAGTTCCTTACTACCCTGCAGGCTATGTAGATCTTACATTTCCTCAGAACCGTATTTGGGGATTCCAGCGTGACATCACTGTCAACCGTGAGTACAAGCCAAAGAAGGACACCATTGAGTACACCGTATTCGTACGTTTCGGTATTCAGTGGGAAGAGCAAGATGCTATTGCTTACGTTGACAGCGACGCTGTTGACTCAAGCCTATAGTATTGAGTTGCC